ACCGGAGGAATTGACCATGGCCGCAACTGGCGGAAGCATTGAATCGATTACGCTGGACGGCCGGAACTTCCCGGTCGCCGCAGACGCCGAAGCGCAGCGCAAGTTGGGCGGCTTCGAAAACGAAGTCCAGGCCAACGGCAACGGCACCGCCCGTCTTATCAAGACCCGCGTGCCCCTGTCGCTGGACGGCATGACCCTGGAAGTGGACGACGCCCGCGGGGACCATGAGTTTTTGCAGAACTTGTCGAACCGCTTTGACTACTTCCCGGTAGCGATTACCTACGCGTCCGGGGTAACGTTCCAGGGCACCGCGCAAATTACCGGTGAACTGCAAGCAAGCAGCCAGAACGCCACCGCGGCCGTGTCGCTGATGGGCCCGGGCATTCTGACCGCACAGTAAGAGCGACGGGGGCACTGTGCCGTTCGGGACGCCCTACCCTTCGCCTCGGCTTCGGCCGGGGGAACGGCACCCACTCAATAGGGCAAAAACCATGGATACGAAAGAGAACCCGGTGGCACTTGAAGTGGCCGAGGCGGAGTTCGACCGCTTCGCCGATGAAATGGACCTGGACCTGGACACGTCCCTGATGGACGCCGAAGACCTGGCCCAGTTCGCAAAACAGAAACGTCGGATCCTTCGCGCGATGGAGCGCGGCGACCTGACGGTGAATGAGGGCGGCGAAGCGGTATACACGCCCAGCAACGCCCGGTCGAAGCATAGCGACCCCATCACGTTTCACGAACGCACCGGCGCTTCGCTTATGGCGATGGACGGGAAGAAAAAGGGCCACGACGTTGCGAAAACCTACGCCGTTATGTCCGATATGTGCAGGGTCCACCCGAACGTTTTTGCGGGCCTGGCCGGCAACGATGCGAAGGTATGCGAGGCGCTTTTCGCGCTTTTAATGGACTAGTCGGGGTTCCGTTGGTTCGGGTGGGTGCGGACTTTAAGCACCCCCAGCGGGGCCATATAGCGGACCGGGTATACGGCGAAATGCTTTTGCAGGTTTGCAGGGACTACCCGGGGTTGCCCGACCCACGTACACTAAAAGCCCGGGAGATTCGTTTTTTCTACGAGGGGCTCCGGGGCGAACTCACAGAGCACTCGAAGCCGAAGGGGTAAAGCATGGCGGGCCGCTTTTCAGTAGAAGCAGTATTTAAAGCGGTGGACCGCGTAACCGCCCCGGTTTCGCGTATGCAGACGAAGGTTCGGAAGTTCACCCGTGCTATGTCGCGCGGGTTGCGGTCCGCTGATCGTGCCGTTAGTCGCCTGGTTGGAAAGATGGGCAAGGGGGCGGCGCGGGTTGCAAAGTTCGGCGGCGCAATCCTGGCCGTCGGTTCCGCCGCGGCGGTTACCGCATTAAACCGAACGGCCGACGCGGCCGACGAACTGGCGAAGCAATCGCGGCGCCTTCAGTTCCCCATTGAAGACCTGCAAGAATGGAAGTTTGTGGCAGAGCAGTCCGGCGTATCCACGGGCCTTCTGGACAAGTCCCTGGGCGCGTTTTCGAAGCGTCTAGGCGAAGCCAAAGGCGGAATGGGCCCGCTAGTCACCGGCCTCAAAAAGATAAACCCGCAGCTTTTAAAGCAACTGCAGGGGACCGACGACGTGGCCAAAGCGTTCGAGATATACATCGACGCGATGCGCAACGCGGACAGCGCCACCGAAAAAGCCGCCCTGGCGAACGCGGCGTTCAGCCGGCAAGGTTTGAAGCTCGTCAACATTGCCGACAATAGTTCCGAAGCCATTGCCGCCCTTCGCAAAGAGCAGAACGAGAACGGCAACATAACCATGGCCCAGGCCAAAGCCGCCGAGGCTTACAACGACGCGGCGAACAGCTTAAAGCGCAGCCTGATGGGGCTGTTGCAGCAGGTGATACTCCCGATGACCCCCGCGATAACGAAGACCCTGAGCAAGTGGCGCGAGTGGATAGTGGCCAACAAAGACCTGATACGCACCCGAATCACCGAGTTCCTGAAGGGCCTGTGGTCGCGTCTAAAAGCCGTGACCCGGGCGGTTATCGAGTTTAACGACAAGTACGACATAGCCGAAATGTTGGGCGCGGGCCTTGACAAGATAGGGAAGTTCGCGTCGTTTGTTGAGCGCAACGGCGAGATGATTTTCAAGATGGTAGCCGCTTTTGTCGCAGCGTCGGCCGCCCTGAAAGTGTTTTCAGCGATAATGGCGGTCGTTAACCTGGTCATGCTGGCGAACCCTATAACGTGGATAGTTCTGGGCATCGTGGCCCTGATCGCGGCTATCGTTGCGGCCGTCGTGTACTGGGACGAAATCAAGGCGGCTATGTCGTCGTTTGCCGCGTCGGTTATGAGTGACGTGGCGCCGGCAATCGACTGGCTTAAAAGCGGCGCGGAGAAAGTGACCGGCGCCTGGTCGGTCGTGTCCGATTTCTTCGCGGAGCTATGGGCCGGAGTGACCGCCAGCTTTTCAGACGCCTGGTCGATGATCAGCGGCATTGTGGACAAAGTAATGGGCGCCGTTAACGTCGTGAAGAACGCCGCCGGCAAGGTTTCCGACTTCGGTTCTGGCGTGGTGGATTCGACGACGGGCGCGGTGAAGAACGCAGCGTCCGGCGTTGCCGGTTTCTTTGGGTTCGGGGACGACGAAGAGAAGAAACAGCCCTCCGGAGGCCAAAGCGCGGCCGTGGTTCAAAGCCCGCAGGAGCGCGTCGCCCGTTCAATCGAAGAGCGCCGCCAGACCAGTTCGGCGGAAGTAACCATACGGGATGAAAGCGGCCGCGCGGAAGTAACCAAAGGCAGCATGGGCGCCGGCGTATCGCTACAACGAACGGGGGCCCTATAATGGCTTGGTTGGATAGACTAAACGAGGCGGCCTACACGTCGCCAGGCGGCACCCGGCAGACCTTCGAGTATGAAGACGTGCGGAGTGAATTTGATAAAAAAACCGGGGCGTTTGGTTTTGTAGACGCTAACGGCACCTACGTCCAGGACCGCGGCAACACGGGTCGCCGGTACCCGTTGCGCTTGTTTTTCTGGGGCCCAGATTACGACATTGCTGCAGCGTCATTCGAAGCGCTGTTGCTTGAGCGTGGCGCGGGTCGCCTTGAGCACCCCGCCTACGGCACCGTGGACGTGGTGCCGTTCGGTACCATTACGCGCCGGGACGACCTAAAGAGCGCCGGCAACCAGGCGGTGCTGGAAGTCATTTTCTTTGAAACTATCGGCATTATTTACCCGACCGGCCAGACCGACCCGGGTTCTTCGGTCCTGTCCGCCGTGGATGCGTACAACGCGGCCGTGTCGGAGCAGGTAGCCAGCGCCCTGGACTTGACCGCCCCGGCGTCCCTGGTAACGTTTAAAAGCACGTACGACGGGCTGTTAGACACCGCCGAAGCGGGCCTGCGGGCGCTGGCCGACACCCAGGAAGCCGGCCAGCGGCAATTCGACGCAATAAGCGAATCGATAAACCGGGGCATTGATGTCCTGGTTGCTACGCCGCTTGACCTGATTTTCCAGACCACTCTTTTGATTCAATCGCCGGCCCGTTCTTTGTCGGCCATATCCGCCCGCCTGGATGCGTACAAAGACTTGGCCGCGTCGCTTTTAACTGGCACCGGTGCCGCGGTACCCGCCAGCCCAGGCGTGCAAGACGCCAATGCGTTCTACGCCCGGGAGGCGTTCGCGTCGTCTTATGTTAGCGGTTCCGTGGTGTCGGCGGTGAACGCCCGGTTCGAAACCAAAGCCGCCGCCCTGACCGCCGCCGAGTCGATACTTGGCCAGCTTGCAGACGTTGAAGCGTGGCGCGAAGGTAACTACGCGGCCCTTGGCGCGATAGACACGGGCAGGGCGTACCAAAGGCTGCAGGAAGCCGTGGCGCTAACCGCCGGCTTTCTCGTTGAAATATCGTTCTCGCTCAAACAGGAACGGGCCGTAGTCCTGGACCGGGCGCGAACCATCGTGGACCTTTCGGCGGAGCTTTACGGGTCCGTGGACGACCAGCTAGATTTTCTTATTAATTCGAACAATCTGACCGGGTCGGAAATTTTAGAACTACCGAAGGGGCGCCGCATTGTTTATTACGTCTAACGCCGGTGACACGTTTGAAAGCTTATCGCGCCGGGCGTACGGCACAGAGAAGTTCGCCCAGAACTTAGCGCAAGCGAACCCCGGCGTCCTGGAACCGGTGGCACCGGGCACCGTCGTCACTATCCCGCAGATACCCGGCGACCCTACAAACAGCCCCACCCAGGCGCCGGCCGGCGACCCTAACGAAGTGGCGGTCCTGGTGGACGGCGTCCGCTTTCGCTTTTGGTCGGAACTTCGCCTGACCCGTTCAATGGACAGCATGGACACCCTGGAATTTACCGCGCCGTTCGAACCGGACGACCCGGCGTTCCGGGAAACGTTCCGGCCTTTCAGCTTTAAGCCGCTTGTCGTGACCGTGGGCGGCGTCCCGCTATTTACCGGAACGCTTGTGGGGGTCGTCCCTTCGGTGTCCGGAGATAGCACCACAGTGGCAGTGTCGGGCTATTCGCGGCCGGGCGTTCTGGAAGATTGCACCCAGCCGGCGTCCGCCCCCGTCGAATTTAACGCCCAGGACCTACCCGGCATTGCGTCGTCTATTTGCCAGCCTTTCGGCATTGCGGCCGCGTTTAGCGGGCCGGGCGGCGCCGCATTCGAACGGGTAGCGGTTGAAACGGGCGAAAAAGTCATGGGGTTCCTGGGCGAACTGGCGCGCCAACGCGGTCTGGTTATATCCAGCGACCCAGACGGCCGCGCGCTTTTCCAGCGTTCCGTAAAGCCCGGGCAGCCGGTGGCCGTACTTCGCCAGGGCGCTTCGCCGGTCCTGGGCGTGTCGGCGTTCTTTTCGCCGCAACAATACTACAGCCACATAACTGGCCTGGAGTCGGTCGTGATCGGTACCGGCGGTTCGCAGTACACCGTCCGCAACCCATACCTGGCCGGCGTGGTTCGCCCCTTGACGTTCAAAAGTCCCGACACCGAAGGCGGCACCATTAAAGAGTCTGTGGAAGCAAAAGCGGGTCGAATGTTCGGCAACATGGCCGCCTACGGTTTGCAAGTAAGCACCTGGCGCGACCCGGCGGGCGCGCTTTGGCGGCCTAATACCACCCTAAAGCTAGAAGCCCCGGGCGCCATGATCTATTCAAGTTATGAATTTGTGGTGCGTTCGGTCCGTTTTGACAGCGAAACCGACAGCGAAACCGCGGAACTCGACCTGGTTCTTCCGGGTTCGTTTAGCGGCGAAATACCGGAGTCGATGCCTTGGGACTAATCGGCCGCGTTCTGTCTTTCGTTAGAACTTCACGCAACGCCGCCCAGGTGGCCGACGTGAAAATGGACCCGGGCGGCGGCGGCGTGAACGTTACGGCGGAGCACTTCGCGCCCCCGGGCGATGACGCGTTCCCGCTAGGCACCGACTACGTATACGCCGGCGCAACCCCGCAACGCGGACGGGTCGCCGCCGTAGGGTATATTGACCCCCTAAACGCGCCCAAAGCGCGGAGGGGCGAAAAGCGCATATACTCCCGCGACTCCGCCGGCGCGGTGGTCGCCGACCACTGGCTGAAAGCCGACGGTTCGGTAGTTACTGAAAACGAGAACGGGTCTGTGACGCTGGGCGCGGACGGGTCTATACTGGCGCAAAACGCGGACGGGTATTTTGAACTGCAAGCGGGCGGGGCTTTTGTCGCAAACGGGGCAACGGCAACAACCGACGGCGATTTTGTAACCTCGGACGGGGTGAGCCTTCGGGACCACACGCACATCGGGAACTTTGGATCACCAACCAGCAAACCAATTATTTAAAGGTGTTTAAAAATGGCAATCGCATACGTTACGGCATTAAGGAACTCAAGAATGGCGGAAGTAACGGCAGAAATCGACGCCGGGTCCGCCGGCGGAACCATCAAAATTTACAACGGGACGCGGCCCGCGACGGGCGGATCGGCAACGACTTTGCTGGCGGAACTGACTTTTGCCAGCACTTCTTTCGGTGCGCCTTCGTCCGGGCGCATTACCGCCAACACTATCAGCCCCGACACCGACGCCAACGCGACCGGAACGGCAAGCTGGTTTAGAATAGCGGGCTCGAACGGGGCTTTTGTGGCGGACGGCACCGCGGGTTTAACTGGGTCGGGGGCTGACCTAGAATTAAATTCCGTTAGTATTGGCGCCGGGCAAAGAGTAGAGGTGACTTCTTTTTTAATTACCGAAGGCAACCCATAAAAAAGGCGTAGGCTATGACGGTTCTTGCGCTCGTTGAAAGCGGCGATAGCCGCGTCGAGTGTGGGGCGGTCGAAGCGCAGTGCACCGGAAAGGTAACGTACATTGCCGTTTCCGCGGTTAAGCTGGTGATGTGCGGCGACACTGGCGCGGAAGCTGGCGAGCCTGGCGCGTTTTGCACCGGGCTAGTAATCGGCGGAACAATTGAAGAACGGCCGGACGCGGTCGAAGCGATCGGCGCTTCCGACGTAAAAACCGGATTTGGCGACGTAACCGAAGGCCCCGACGTGGCCGACGGTTCGGGCCGCATCGTGACCACCGCAGCTGGCGACGTAACCGAAGCCCGGGACGCGCCTAGCGGTTCGGGCCGCATCGTGACC